TTATTACATAGGAGGAAGAATATGGAAAAACCGGATGGATGCACTTATCCAAACTGTTTTATTTGCCATTTGGCAGATTGTAGTTGGGCGAGTGCTAAAGCTGAATTACCTGGAGAAACAAAGAAAAAGCGGAGAATAGTAAGACGTAGCAAAAAGAACGATGTTCGGAGGTGACTTTGTGACAAGGCATGAACAGGAGGATCAGGAACAGGAACAATATCTTGCGGAGTGGTCTAAAAAACAGAAAGAGAAACAGGGAAAGAAGAAACGAAAGTTTTGGTTTAGGAGGGATAGAAAGTGAATAAAAAAGAAGTATTGGAAATCAGAAAACAATTCACACCGGAGAATTGTGCGATCACCCGTATAGCCGGATGCTACGTGGATGGAGAAAAAGAGAAACGTATGGAAAGAGAAGAAGCGTTTCTTTCACTGCCGGAAGAACAGGCATTTAAGTATTTTGATATTTTCAAGAAGACGTTATCTGGGAAAATCGGAAAGAACCTGTTAAATCTGGAATACAAGCTGAAAGAAAGAAGAAGCAGTGACCCAGAGGGCGAAGAACATGAACTGTTAATGAATCTGAGAGAAAGCAAACTGAGAGACCCGGCATTGTTGGATGAATTCTATGAAAAGATTCTTACGTCTTATGACTGTGCTGAGAATTACTACATCGTGTTTATCCATGCAGTATATGACGTACCGGGAAAGACATCGGACGGAGAAGTGTTGGAAGATGCATCTGAGGAAGTATACGATTTCATTCTTTGTTGCATCTGTCCGGTGAAACTTTCAAAGCCGGGACTTACTTACAACGGGAAAAATGAACGGATGGAAGAGAGAACCCGTGATTGGGTGGTAGGCACGCCGGACAAAGGATTTCTATTCCCGGCATTTAACGACCGACAGACGGACGTACATAGCGCACTATATTACACCCGGAAGTCTGCCGAGGTACAAGAAGAAATGGTTCGAGAGGTACTTGGGATTGATTTTGTTACATCTGCCGATGAAGAGAAAGATAAATTCGGTAAGTTGTTAGAGGATGTGCTTGGAGAAGATGCGGACTGTAAGACCGTGAAAGATATCTATGAGGGCATATCCGAAGAGATGGAACGCCATGCAGAAGACCCGGAGCCGTACAAAGTTGATAGGAACGAACTGAAAAAGATATTCTGTAACAGCGGTGTACCAGATGAAAAGATGGAAATGTTTGAGGGTGCTTACCGGGAGAATATCGGGAATGTGCCTGTTATGGCAAGTAACATTTGCGACAACAAGGTGGTTAATATCCAGGTTCCAGAGGGAAAGATAACTATCGATGCAGATTTCATCAGTAATCTTGAGGTAAAGGAAGTTGACGGAAGAAAATGTATGGTACTGCCAGTAGATTATGTAGAAGTTAACGGAATTTCAACGAAAGCGTAGGTGTGAAAGATGAAATATAAGGTTGGAGATAAGGTAAAAGTAAGAAGTGACTTGAAATGCGAGGAGTATTATGGCGGTGTTCCATTCACTTCTGAAATGAATAGATTTAAAGGAATGGAATTTACAATCGAAAGAGTTAATAATGGTGGATATTATGAAGTACTTGAAACACTATATAATTTCACAAATGAAATGCTTGAACCTGTAGAAGAGATGAGTGCGGAAGAACTTGTGAAAATTATCGGAAATATATGCGAAGTGCACAACGAGTGTGAGAAATGCCCTCTTCTTGAGGCCAAAGGTGAAGAATACTGCATGATTGGGATTGGTAAAAATGCAGATAAGACATTAAAGATAGCGAAGCAGTGGAAAGAAGATCATGAGAAAAAGCCGATAGAGACGGAACATGTAATGTGTATTGTCGTAATGGATGAAAAAAGAAATGTGGTATATAAAGAAAAGACTAATGGAGTAATTGTTACTACGGATATGGAGGAAGAAGTGCTTAAAAAATACTGTTCTGAACACGATGGCAAATATTATGCAATCAGCGAACGTAGATGTGTAGTAAAGGAGTAACCATGAACACAGGAGAAAAGATTGATTACATGATTCAGTGCTTGAAAGTGGCAAAAGCTGAGTATGAATACGAAGCTGAACATTATGCACATGAATGTGCTGAGGACTATGACTGGCTGAATAAGCATCATATCACGAACAAGGCACTGATTAGAGAGAATCTAAGGAATGTGGCAAGGATGGGATTCAAGGTAGCAAACGAGGTGAAATGATGGATGGACTAATTGTAAAAAAGAGATGGTTAAATCTTATCCTTAGTGGGAAGAAAACTATTGAAATAAGAGGTAGTAATACCAAGAAAATAGGACAGCCGATCTATTTACTGGAAAGTGGGACAAACCTTGTGAAAGGCACATGTATTATAGACTCTACATATCCAATATCCTGTTCTGATTGGTCTGAGGAAAGAGAAAAACACTGTGTTGACATATCTTATTCAGAGTTGAAGAAAAGGTATAAAAGACCTCATGCGTGGGTACTAAGAAATGTGAAACTGACGGAAGAAGAATGGAAGTACGAACATCCAAAGGGTGCGATTATATGGGTAAAAGATGTAATGCCGGCATATGAACTGCAAACTGGATATATAGACGTAATTCTTAGAAACAATATGTAATTTACGGAAAGGAGTACGGAGCTCCGGCCGGGCAAAGATATATCGGCTCCTTTCGAGAAGATGAAAAAAGAAGAATTCATAAAACTTGCACCGAAATGCGGATATGGCAGTGAAGACCGGGCAAGAGATTATACAGAGCGAAATCCCAAAATGCATTATAGCGTGGATGATTTTATAAAACTCTACCATGAACCAACAGATTCTATGCACTGGAACGGCATACGTGCTACGAAAGGATTGTATGAAATGTACGGGATTAACGGAAGAACTACTGCTAAGAGGAATGGAGTAGCCGAGAATGATAGTTCAAGACAGGATTGGGGGATGTGAGAGTGAAATTTATAGACTGGTTCGCTGGAATAGGTGGTTTTAGAAGGGGAATGGAGTTGGCCGGACATGAATGTGTTGGTTTTTGCGAATTTGATAAATTTGCTACAGCGAGTTATATTTCCATGCACCTTCTCACAGACGAACAGAGAAAGAAGTTAGATGAATTGCCACAGAAAAAAAGGCAGAAGGAGATTTTAAAAGATGAATACAGAAACGGAGAATGGTACGCAAATGACGTTAGAAGAGTGTGTGCCGATGATATTCCGAAAGCAGACTGTTGGTGTTTCGGATTCCCATGCCAAGACATCTCCGTCGCAGGAAAGCAACTTGGATTTCAAGGAAACCGTTCGAGCTTGTTTTTCAGAGTTATGTACCTTATCGGACAGATCAA